TATCCAGGTGAATATGCCAGATTATCCATTGACTTATTTTTCCATGCATCCAAGTTTGATTTTAAATCATCATTGCCGCTATTATTCGTCGGGAAGAATACAGATTGGTCTTCAGGTTGTTCGATACACGGAACGTGGTTATCCTTTGCGACCATCCTATAATTCACCGGAACCCTGTCAAATGCTTCAATCGCCCGTTCTTGCGGATCAAAGCAAAGCCATTCCCAGCGATTAATCCCTGTTTCCTTTAATGTACAAGGCGGATTGGAAAGTCGCGTGTCTTCGCGTGGTACGATACAGGATCGCGGTTTATCAGCACCCTTGATAGAGCACCCGGTAGGTTCGTAACGTCCTGGTAAATATTCGTCCGCATTACACTTTGTATTCTTGTAATTTAAACCGAGCAGTTCACTTGAATCATCTACAGCTTTTTTCATACTACAAGTGTTTTGTCCGTAATTCTGGTATCTTAAAGCGGGGTCGTTAGGGACATCTTGAAAGCATTCAACGCAATCATTATAGGGCGTTTCTAGGTGGTATAAACCGGGACCGACAGCTCTCTTTAATTTTTCCTTGTAGGAGCAACTATCGTAATTCAACCTCGTATCTAAATATTGGTTCATATCTAATCTAATAAAATAATATATTATTTTATAATAAATAAATAGATATGCTTATATTAGCATTATTTGCTAGTTTTTTACAATCCAATACCGAAGGGTTTAATACAGGATATAATAATATATACGACAAGAACGGTAACATCATTGAAAGTGACGTGTTACAATACGATATTATCAGCGCGCTCTATCTTATTATGCGAGGATACAACGCGAATTATTACTATCGCTGGGGGATTGTAGATAATATTTGCGTTGTATTATTATACATCCTAACCTTAATTATATCTGTGTATGCGGGGTATCTATCGTTCAGTTGTACATGGAAAGGAACCTTTGATAATATAATTATAAGGCTTCTCTTCGCGTTTGTGGCGTTTATGTTTGGTCCGTTCTATCTACTATGGTTTTTCTTTGTGAATTACTTGGGTAAATTATGTTAATATAATTAATAAAAAGAATTGATTTATGGTAGCGCTTAACTACATTTATTATAGTTGATTGCGGGCGGCATAGGAACTTCACGATACATTATGGATTGGCAAGCGGGTAGATGGAGCATTGTAGTATCAATTGGTGCGGTCTTATCATTCTTGATGATTCCGTCATTTGTAGGGACATATTGGTTTGTTCCGCATTTTGAAATAATACGGGTCTGTCCTCGCAGTTCGCTATCTAAATCCACGAGATTTCCTTGAACGTGGGAAACTGCGGTTCCACCGACAAATCCTAATTGATGCCGGCATTTATTTTCGTGTTCGTAGCGATAGGGCGATAGAACATAACTTAGCGTGGATACGTTTTCTTGTAGTTCTTGTTTGTAAGAACAGGTATCGTATGTTGTTCGATTAAAACTCATATTATCTTCTAATATATAATATTTTTTTTATTATATAGAAACATTTTTATTACGCCCGATCCAATTGCAATTTTTATTGAACTCGGCGCGATGTATATACGAGCGGGTATCTTCACCGCCGTTTGTCCATACCGGAACTATATTGTTGGGATCTTGGATATCTTTCATACAATCTAAGAGCGGTATAAAGTTGTTCATTTCTTTTTCCATAATCTGCTTCTTACACATAAAAGGGTTCGTGTTTGTGCCTTCAATCAGGTTTAACTCACTATCGATGTTTCCCGCTCCACATCGCAAACTCGGTCCTGACGTGAATATACGGTTGTTTAACTGGGTTCTACAGCGATCTTGTGTCATCGCATCGGGATTATTACGAAGCATAGAATCATTGTCGATAAGACAGTCATCAGCCAAACCATACCCTGGACGACCGCGTAAATTAGGGTGCTGTAAATACCCGTCCGTCATTCTTACATTTGGGTTTTCGCATTCTACGAAATTATTTTGGTATAAATTATAGTCGACGATTTGGTTATTATGAAGTTCTTTGGCGGTTTTCCAACAATCGTCCGAGCAAATACTTGTAGATGTGTCGAAACTATTATTATTCATATTATCTATTTGTAAATAATAAATAAAAAAAATACTTATCTGTAACTCTATCTTATTCTTTATCCTTGATATAACTATGTGATATACCAGATTCTAATAATTCGTTCTTTACATCAAATGTTATTGTATCGTATTCTTGTTTATATTCCTTGTCTAGTTGGTGATTTTTATATTCATGAATCTTCCAATCATCGCAGTTACTACTTACACCTACCGTTTCATCTATCCTATTATCCATCTTATAAATCTTATTAAATGATTCACCGATTACTACAGATTCATTTGTTTCGTCTGTTGCTTTTACAGTGTTCTTTACCTTGTAATGTAGTAAGTTCTCTTCGCCTTTTTCATTCTTGACATAATCTTTATATTCTAATTCACGCATTGAAACTCCATCGCTTGTCGTTTCAATATTATATGTTATTGTCTTCGTTTTTTTCATATATATATTACATATATACGAAATATTTATATACATTATACATTATCATTTCCGGCATGAACGGAATTTAATACTTTAAGTTGCTTATTCGTATATTGTTGATAACAATTCTTCCTCAGAGGCAACTTATTCTTTAAGAATAATTCGTCTTCGTGCACCCAGTCTTTCATGGTTCGCCGATCTACAATACACGATTGACCACCGCCGCACGGACACTCGCATTTCATCGATAGCATCATATTACTATTTCATTATATAAAGATAATCAATTTTTTATCCTTATATGTAAATAAGATGAAACGAACAGAGAAGGCGTCAGGTACACGATTTCCGATGCGATATGTACCGAAAATGCTTACGCCTGGCGATAATGAAAAGCAAAGAAAAATGTTGCTAAAATCAAAAGAGCTATACAACAAGGGCATCTATTATACCCGTGATAAACTAGACTCTTTTAAAAATAAAAAGTCAAATCATGTCGTAAATGCGCGCAAAATATACAATATAGAAAGCGTGACCCCTACAAAAGAACTTGCGTTAAAAACAGGGTGCACGCTAGAGGCGCTAAAGAAGATTGTAAAAAAGGGCGAAGGCGCTTATTTTTCATCGGGATCACGTCCAAATCAAACCGCGCAATCGTGGGGACTCGCGAGATTAGCAAGTGCTTTAACGGCAGGCAAAGCGGCTGCGGTGGATTATAAGATCATAGAAGACGGTTGCGATCATAAGAAGAAAGCTTTTATGATGGCGAAAAAAGCAAAACAAATATATAAATTTGGACAATCTAGTGCAAAGAAAACACCAAAAAAATAATAAATAAACAATCAACTATGTTCTCTTATCTCAGTGATCACGATATTCAGCAAACGTTCTTCAAATTTACTACAGCTTACATTATTATATACGTCTATCGTATGAGTATCGTCATTGGGACACACCGTATCTTTTGTAAAACACGTTGTACATCCTAACAATACTATAATTTTGTATTTAAGAAGCGGGTATTTACTTCGCATAACCTTATCTAGTTGCTTGGCATCTTCCGTATCATCGGTGATATCTTTATATTTGCCATTCTGTTCTTCGTGGTGATAGCATAAATGCCCCTTGCGAATAAAAAGGACATATTCACCGGTCTTTTCAGCGGTTTCAAAGAGATTCAGTAATCGCTCGCATCTTCTTTGATATTTATCGCGATCCACTTGCGTCATTGACGCCTCTAGGAAATCGTGGTGAAAATAGACATCGTCTCCATTGATCCTTTCGCTACTTAAGGGATTTGTGAAGTTTTTGAAATTATTCTCTATACACTGTGATACACCGGTATACGAAACATTCCAATCAAACGGAAGTGACACTTTGCGTAAATTATATTTATTTAAAAAATTCGCTACATCACAATCAATACCGATGGATACAAAAAGCATTTAATATTATTTATACAATTGAAGATATATTTATATAAAAATAAAAAATTTAATTATGTATGGAACTCCTCAAATCCGTATAGATGTTTTCATAACATTTGAGTCCGTTTTCTTTACATGACGGACCCGTGTTATATAACCAATCCGCCAGTTTCTCTTGCTCATTCGGTATTGTCGTAGATGGCATCGTATAAAATTGACGCGGTAATAGGGATTTATTATAGAGATCGTCGGTCTCGCGGAATACATTCTCATTAAAATACTTGTTCATATTTTTATTTATTTTTGAGTTTTCTATGGAACATGCCGAGAACATGTTTTTATCCAATACATTCGGGTTCATAAACGGATTGGACCTCGTCGGTTTAATACACTTGCTGTTATTCACGATATCCAGGTTATTCTCATTTAAATACTTGTCAATCTGTACATTTTTTTCAATTTGATAATTATATACAATGATAGAGATGATCATAATGATAAGCACAAATAATATATATTTTGAATCATTAAAAACAAGTGTGAAAATAATCCCTATAAATAACAACGCCCTTATAATGGCATTGAGTTTATCTTCAAACGTCATATTAATATCAGGAATTAATATAGGTATTGTTAGTATATTCAAATTATCTAACCAAAACATCCTTTTTTGTTCTTATCTTATCCTAATATCTATATTATTTTTAATTAACTCGTTCCTCCTCCTTCTTTTCGTTTCGCTAGTGTCGACTTCAGTTTATTCACAGTCGCCAACTTTTTAAGCGCGGTTTTATTAACAGTCTGACGAGAACCTCCTCTCTGATTCTGATTCTGATTCATATTACCCATCATATTTTTAAACATATCCATTCCTTCCTTGTTATTCATCATAGACGACATCATATTCATCATCGACGCCATATCAGGCTCTTTGCCTCCGGCTCCGCCACCTTGCTTTGATCCTTGGTTCGCACCTGCACCAGCATTCCCAAAGATACCACCCGGCATCACCGACGCAAACTTGATCGCGTCCTGTAGCAGGTTCTCTTGCTTCAATTCACCTGACGATATCTTGCTTGCCATTTTTCTACTAACATTTGAAATAAGTTCACTAAACCCGCTATCGGGATCACCAATCGCCTTTAAAATATCTCCATTATCACCAATAGACTTTTGTAATTTCTCAACATCCACATCCTCTAGAATTTCCTTTGCGAGTTTTCCAAGCATCGTATCTTCCATCCCTGACATATTAAACCCCGCTGTATCCTTCTTCTTTGTTTTCAACTCGTTTAATCGTGCGATAAGTTTTTTATGCGATTCATTAGTAATACCATCCAATTCAATCTCATTTTTCGTATCTTGAAGAACAGAAAGATACAACTTCACATCATCGTCGCTTAACTCAGACATAAATAAATAAAATACCGAGAAAAAATGATGACATACCGAATCATCATTTACCAATTTTCTTATCGCCGAAACCGTGATATTTTTATATATACATACATCCTTCACGTCATCCGCAAGAAACCAATCATCCGTTGCACTTATATCATCAATACCAACATAAGAAGTCCAAAAATCTTCAGAGATAGACTTCATATAAATCGTGTATTCATCTGACGATTTATCCAGCGTCGTATAATTCTCGCGAATCGCCTTTAAAATCGTCTTTCCAAATGCTACTGAATCGTCGTCCGATTCACATTCCTTCATTTTCTTCGCAGATGTCTTGATTCGCTTTATTAAGTCAATATAATATTGATTAAATATAAATTGATTCGACATCTAGGTAGTTCTATAAAAATATATTATGATAAATTCCTTATATAGATTTTTTACTAGAACTTTTGCGAGTCTCGTAATTTCTTTAATTCTTCTAGTGATTGATTTGTTTTTTCGCTTTTTGTCATTGTTCCTTCGCCTCCGCCAATACTACCCCCTCCACTTCCATCACCTGTAGATACGGGTGGGATATTCTTTATACCGTCGCTAATATTACTGTCATTCGTTATAAAATCCCATCTATAATTTTTATCATTTAATTCTTGCGGTGTATCGTCTTCAATGTTTGAAAAATTATCTGAAAATGAAGCACTATTTAAAGTGAATGCCAAAGGTTCACCATCCTTATCGCTTCCATTACCGTTGCCCGTATTCGCCAAAGGTATCATTTCGTTATCACCCGTTCCAGCCACTGATCCTGTCTTATCCAATCGCGTATTTTGCGTACTACAAAGAATCCCTCGTCCTGGCAATAATAGATGGTCGAATACCGCTTTCCCAAATAATAATTCTTTACTCGGTAGTATCATAAACGCAGGGACAGAGTGAATCTTGCTTTCAATACCTATGTTTTTAGCGCGCAAATCATCAATAGACACGAGTTTAATGATTTTCTCCTTGTCATATCGTTTAATGTGATCTAATAACATCTTGCAATGATTACAATAAACGCTATAAAATAATATCATTTACACATATAGTTATAAAAATATTTTTCCTTTATATACTAAATAAAAAAGAGAATTATACATATATCACTTATCACCTTACAATCATATACTTCATTCAACCCTTTCAAATACGCACCAGCGATTGAAGGAACTGAAGCGTTTCAAATCCCTATTTTGTTCCATGTCCATTTCCTTAATCGCCTTGTAAAGATTCTCATTTGTCTCTAGCAATCCTTCCACATTACTTTTAATTCGATTAAAGGTATCCGAGAACATCTCGCTTTCTTTAATATTCAATCCAAACTCCCTACACTTTTCAACTAAAAACGTATATGAAACGACGTATTCGGGAATCAATTTGCTCGTCGTCTCAATAAATACGTTGATCTGCTTATTATACTTTGACGTATCCTCCTTGTCGTAGCATCTCAGTATTGCCCAAATCGGTTCTCCGCGATCATCCGCACGACTCGATAATTTCTTGAAACCCTCAATCTTATCCCCGCCGTTATTCTCTATCTCATTCTCGATCTTTTCGCCATCCATAAAGGTACAGAAGAATACACCACCATTATTTAATAATTCGCTCACGTTCGATAAGAAACCGTCCAGCATCTCCTCATTCTTAAAGAAATAATGGATACCAAACATACACGAACACGCGTCAAACCCGTTCGCACCCCTCCCAATAATACGATTGAACTGTGTATAATTCTTCTTATTCCCTTTACCAAATACCATTTTAAGCACATTATAACTTTCGCGATCGTCTATCGTAGGGTCCTCATTATTTACAGCACATTCACCATCCATTATGGACTTGGCACAATCTCCCACCGCAAATACCATATCAGGGAATCGCATATTGTTATTATTATTTTTCATATTGATAAAGAAACGCTTACGCTCTTTTAACAATCGCGCGTATGCCCCGTGATTTGGACTATAGATGTTGTTTTTTACAAGATCAACCCCTAACACAAACCGATAGTCGTTTTTAATCCATCGGTTGAGGTCTCCTCCCTGTCCACATGCCAATTCCACAATACTACCCTTTCGGGGCGGTTTTGAATATAGCATATCCTTTACCCCGTGATTGTGGAACACCAACATTTGATGCGATAACCTCGCGTCCTTTTGCATTGTTCGCGCATAATAAATGTCGTTCGCACCTAGTTCGGTAACATCCATATTATTCACAATCGGCTCATTGCCGATAATGTTGTTTTGAGAAATAGGATTATGGATTGATCGCCAAATATTACAGGCTACACTGAAATCATTCAGCGTCTTTGATAATATGCCTTGACGGTAGATACGCGTCTTATCCTCTCTGACTCGCATCGGTTTCCATCGCATAGAAGGATTCTCCTCACTACCGTCATAAGAGAACTCAACAATAATCTCGTCTTCTATTTTATCGCCATTATCACATCGTATCTCTTTGTTCGCTCGTATTTTAATAAACGAACTATCAATCCCCTTTTCGTAATAGTATTCGGGTTTAAAGAGACGACATACATACTTCTCACGTTCCTTTATCGCATCGCGGAATTGACTGAACTTGTAGATATAATTAAATACATCTTTCATCGTATAGTTATCAATTTGCGATGCGTTATAACCGACGTATAACTTAAATTCAGCATAACTTACTGTATCAATCGTAATTGTCCCAGAACGTTTCACTAAGAAATCAATACTATTCTGCTCGGGCGGTTTCCATTTTAATACTTTGTCCCATCCCAGTTTTTCTGTGAGTGGCTCCGGCTTATTCGCATAATTTGAGAAGACGGCGAGTTTCGCAGGTGTGAAAATAAGACCATCTATTTCATATGGATAGATCATTGTATTCGTTAGTATATTTTTACAGTCTCCTAAAATATCTTTTGAATACAGATGTTCCTTTACAATGTAATCAATCGCAAACTCATTCTTACCCTTGTTTTTCAGAATTTTATCAGTCTTCAATAAATAACTATAACGACTTTCGCTATCCCCATCCGCAATTAAAGGATGCTGAGTGATCTTCTTTCCGTTATAATAATACATATCAAATGAGGCGTAAAGACCGACTGCTGAGTTATCCTTGCGTTTATTACACACTATATATTCACCATCTATTAGTGAATTATATAATTCACTCGTGCTTTTTAGACCGGTGTCTATCACTTGATGCGAGTTATTAATCAAATACACGCCACCTACGCTATTGATATACATTAAAAGACGTTCACCATCCGCTTTTTCAGTAACCGTATATTCTGTCAATACGCTTGTAATCCCGTATCCATGTTCATAATCGCTCGGGTTGAGCATATTCGCACGTTCCAGAGTGAAAGGTTTAGGGGTTAAAAGTGGAGGTTTCTTATCATCGTATCGCCTCGTGAAGATGTCGTTTTTTACAAGCAGACCGTAGTCTTTTATCACGTCTGCTTGCTGATGCTTAGAGATGATAAAGGTATTTAAATGTAGCGCCTGTTCCATTTTAACAATTGCCGGAATTATATTCTCTTTATCTGTATTTGTTATATCTATGTAAAACTCGTATTGTTGAGATTTATTGATGATATTCGCTTTATTCAATGCTAAATGGTAGTCCTTCTCATCTGCTTCGTAATAATCGCGGTCGTGCGATTTACAAATATTCACAATGTATTTGATATTCGTCACACTGTCAGTATAGGAAATACATTTATTTATTTTAAAGTATTTGCGCATATTAGCCCAGTTCGCGACAGGAGTCGTTTCGGTCTTCCGCAAGTTTAAAAACGTAAGCGTTGAATTGAAAAGCGTATTCACGACGTTTTTAGAGACGGGATTGTGAGTATACCACGTAATGTTTGCGTCGTCGCTTTTATATGTATTGTGATTACAATAATATAATATTTTCTTAGGAGTCTTGATCACAAGTAAATAATCGTTTGCGTATGCGTGTAATGTCTGTGGTTCCGTTTCCTCTACATATCCCTCGTTTTTCATTATATTTACAAAGTTATAATAGTTATCCTCGGACCATATCTCGGTATTCTCAACTTTAATCACATTCTCCTCGTCTTTTACAGCTTTCGCAGGGATCGCGCCGATTATCGTGAAAATAGGATCGTCTTTTGATATTTCCATTTTAATTATTATGTATTATCTAATAAATATAGATATTATAGATTTATATATCAGTTTTTTATATAAATAAAAAAAATGATATATTCTTATAGATTACCATACATTTATTAAAATAGAATGTCAAAACTGTTTATGCCCATCAAATTTAATACAACCATTATATTAACACCGAATGAATTGAATAAACATTTTGAGAACAGCATTCTTACGAAGATCAAGACGACACTAGAGAACAGTTGTAGTAAGCACGGATATATTAAAAAGGATAGTATAAAAATCATTAAGCGATCGCCAGGATATATCAAGGAGGCACATTTTAACGGTAATATCGCCTACGATTTAAATTGTATCGCGGAGATCTGTAATCCGGCGCAAGATTCTATGGTGAAATGTATTGTAAAAGCGAAGAATAATCTAGGGTTGCTCGCAATCGGAAAATACGAGGATATGGCAATTTTAGAAGTTATCATACCTAAGATCACCACAGGGATTCTTTCTGACGTGAATATTGACAACATTAATATAGGCGATGAGATTAATGTCATTGTATGTGGCAAAAAATTCACCTTGTATGACAAAATGATTTCTATCATCGGGCGAATTATCAAAGATAAGGTAGATGACGACATTAGCGTAATTGAAGAGGACGAAGACGACAGTCCTTCGATTGAAGACGAAGACGAAGATATCTTGGCGTATGAAGATGATGTATTGAATGACGACGGAGACGTATATGACGACGAGGAAGAAGAAGATGTAGATAATGTAAGGAAAATTATTATTGACGAAGATAGCGATAAAATCAAAGGAGGGGAATTTAGTATGTTTGAGAATGATGAAGAAGAGGAGGAAGAAGAAGAGTTGGACGAGTTGGACTTGGATGATGACGACATAGATGATGACGTAGATGACGTAGATGTTGACGAGTTGGATGAATACGAAGAATAGAATAATATAATTATATAATTTACTATATAAAAATAAAAACTACTATTATTTAATAATGAATAAAATAGATATATGCAAAGCGATACAACAGAACGTATCTAAATTGACGGAAAGCGAAAATTTAGAATTATTCAAAATAATTTTGGATACAAATGCAAACTATACAAAGAACAACAATGGTATTTTTTTAAATCTCAATTGGATTGAAGAGGAGTTGCTTGTCAAAATAAATAATTATATTATTTTTTGTATTAAATCCCAGAATGAAATATCAAAATACGAGCTTATGAAAACAATGTTAAATGATAGCATTAATACAAAGGATTCAGCACTAGACGAAGAGTCTAGTATTGCCATAGCGGGAGCAAACAATATAGATGTGTCGTATATTACGACAGCAGACACAAGCAATATTAATATAGACGCTTCTATACCGGTTAGCATAGCACCCAAACAAAAGTTCTCGTCGAGCATGAAATTTTATTTATTAAAAAAGAAGTTTATGAAACAGAATACGTGCTATGCTACCTGTCTAGACAACGATTTAACATACGAAGATTATTTAATTACATAAAAAAATGACACGCAATACTATTATTACACAATATACGATACTGAATGATAGAGATCCTTTATAATAAATTAGGGTCATTGAATGATCTATCCTTGGCAGAATGGAAAGATGTAGAACCTGCGATTTTTAATCGTCACACTCAGTATTTGCGCGCAACACTTCCAGAACCGCTAGTGGTTCCAGAAGTTCCAGTTCTAACAAAGAAAAATGAATCTGTAAAAGACACGAAGACGACGAAGACGACGAAGACGACGAAGACGACGAAGACAACGAAGACAACGAAGTCTAATACTATTAAGCCGCTAGACATCATAGCAGATGAAACGACCGCTTTTCATAATTCAATAGACTATATAAAGGATGCTCTAATCACTTTCATAACAAAGGACGAGTTCTCAAAGATATTCGGTATGACAAAGTGTGCTGAAATAATGTCTGGAATCGTCAATAATCGCTGGAATAAATCAACAGCATTATTTATATCCTTCCTTCTAGATAAAGAGGTTTATTATAATGAGAAAGTTATAATATATAACAAGGATAAAAATAAAGGAAGGATTACAATATAATTTATACAATATATAAAAATGTTAGGTATTTATTATATTAGAAATGAAACGACAGAAAACCTTTTCGCCTATATTAGAAGCGATCGCCGAAGACGGAAAGATGAAACATTTAACTACCTTTGACAAGGCAATTATCGCCGAATTCGCTGGTCTATGCGGGTTTATATAAAGGAAATAAGATCAGTTTATTTTTACGAAGCAATATGTTCGCAATATGACTACATAATACCTTTTTATTTTTCATCTTCACTTTTTCACCAGGAATCAATTGACTAATCATCATATTATGGTCTTCTTCCGTATATGTATCGCATACTCTACCTGTTTTCTTACCGTCTCCAGTTGTAAATAGTTTTAATATATATTTATTTTTTACACGAACGATAATGCCCCATGGTGTTTTCTCATTCGTCATATCGTGTGGCACGTATTGCTTATTATTTATACGATTACTAAAATATTCCGTAATATACTTTGAATTCGGGCGTATATTCTGCTCGCTTAAGGTGAGCGTATTATATAATTTAATACTCTCTTTTATTTTCTTCATTTGCATATCGTCAATCATCTTTATATATTCAGGATGACTCTTGTATTTTAGAACAGCCTTCTTGTCATTCTCGTTATATTGAATATATGTATTATCAACCTCGCTATTTTCGCTATACATATTGATATACCCTATATATTCATTCGTATTCTCCGTATAGGAAGGAATATCATCTCCTTTTATTAAAATTCCTTGACGATAGAGACATTTACTTATAAACTGTATATTCTTGTCAAAGGGATCTAGTGCCTGTGATGGATAATACTTCAAAATATATAATATTAATGTTTTGAAATCTTCAGCTGTTGTATTTAAATAGAAGGATATCGTGCTTTTATAGATGTCATTTTCATCAATCTCTAATTTATCTAGAAGTTTTTGAATCACCACCTTATCATCGGGTGCTGGACTTGCGTCTTTTGCTTCGCTAGCGGGTTTTACGATGTCTAGCATATTGTGATTATATCGTATAATTTTATTACTATTCTCTTGAATATCAATCGGATTTATTAATAGCCCGTCTTTATACCTTGTGATATACTTACCACGCAGAAAGATACTTGGATAGAGTATGTTTTTAATCGCATACATTAAAATATCATTGTCAATATTACCACCTATAGCGTCTTTTAACATTTCAAAATCAATATACGTGTTCGTGGTGTTCGTCGAATCCGTCATGTCCGCAATAATCGCCCGTAGCGCGGTTTTAATACTCGGTAAAAGATGTTTGTAAATTTCACTGCGAAACCCGCTCGTGTTAATCGTACGACGAATATCAACATTACATTTCGGTTCGTCCTCTGCGTCATCTCCAAAATGATATTTAATCACTGCGCCTTGTGATGTCTGAATATCTATATTCTCTAATTTAAAAATGGATTTAGGAAAATAATTAATATTTTTCATTAAATGACAATCCACCGCATTATCCATAATCAGTTTATCAACCTTCTTGCTTTCAATGTATTTACGCGTAGATATGCGAAACGCATTGATATCTATACTTTCTCTATTCGCGTCCTCATTCACACTCGCATGCATAAATACCGAAACGTTGCGTTTTTCGATTCCAAGTCTATTATGTCTACAATTGCGGATACCACGTCCTATAATTTGGTCGGCACGGTTAAAGTGATACCAGGGCTCTATCAAATGGATCTCGCGCGTATTATAGAAACTCAACCCTTCACTTGCTACAGGCGTGATAAGGATCACCTTTATTTTCGCCCCGTCATGATTGGCATCACTATTGATAATTTTAATTAAATCGTCTATCTTTGTATTCCCCATATACTCCTTTTTGTCGCTTGTAAGAATACAGTATTTAGGATGACGTATACCCTCATATACCGGTTTATCTTTTACGATCTCGGCATTTTTCAAGATATTATTTGTTCCTTCGCGAGAATATCCTAAATGCTCAAGACATATCGCGATCGGGATAATACCTGATATTAAAAAGCGCGAATATATAACGACGATTCCTTTTGATTTGCGAATAAAATTACAAACATTCAAAAACTTTCCCGAATATTTACCTAAATGGTCTTCGTCAGGCAATAAAGCATTTTTATACCCTTCAGTATATTTTAACTCGATAGGGTCAGTATCCTTTGTTTTACTAAAAAAATTATAAAATCCCTTGATACCGATATCATTATCATACACAATATTCATTGGTTGTAATAGTTTCATATTATTATTTTGTTTCTCGTCGTCGCTGTCGTCGCTCACATCTCCTGATTCGCTTGTTCCTTCGTCATCATCATCTACGTCTCCCGCAAACTCTATATTTTCAAGTGAATCTACGAGTTTCTTTTGAGCATCACCTAACACTGAGATTACGATCTCGTCGTCTATATTTTTTAACCACCCGAGATATTCTTTTTTAATCGCCTTATTTGTCATATCTCTCGTAGGCGCGTCCTCTAATACTTTAATACCGCTAATGCTAGGATTTAACTTTAAAGCAAATGTGAAAGGGTTCTTACCTTTTAAATAAGATATATAGCGCCCTGATAAGTTCATGATCAGCTCTGCGACATTTGCGTCGTCTATTGTGAATGTCTTGTTGTTAAATAGTTTCTTGTGTTCTTGTAGAATATGAGAACGCTTGTCGTTAATAAGTAATAATTTTAAAAGTTCTAATATATCTCTTGGTTCATTATACATCGGCGTAGCAGATAATAATACCAACCTGTTATTTACACCTTTTTCTAGACATTTCATTAACGCAAGATAGGTATCTTTGACCTTCGTATTCGTACTACGTATATTATGCGCTTCATCTATGATGATCACCTTATTTTCTACAATTTTATTTGTATAATTATCCTTTATATATTTGGCGAATCTGTCATACGTAAAAATATTATAGCGCGTTTTAAGTAATGCTTTCAGTTCGCTTTTCAATTTCTCTCTGTTCTCTTTATCCAATGTAGATTTATAGATGTTAAGTAATTTTATATAATTTTGGTCTGTACATTGATTCGTCAGTCCGTCTAGCGTATCAAATTCATCTATGTTAAATACCTGCGATTTAAAACTATTCTTTAATGCTTGAGGCATAATCACCCAAACCATCGGTTCAGTGGTGATTTGCGAACTTAGTAGCGCCTCAGTGATTGTAATCGCAGAACACGTTTTCCCAACGCCGACACCATGATATAATAAAGCACTTCTATAAGGCGTTCGATACGAAAGGAATTGTCCTATAAAATGTTGATAAAGCATCTTGTCAAACTTTCCACATAACTTCGCGGATACCGCATCAAAATCCTTGGCATTTTCTATAATCGGGTAATCAGGTATTTTATGAATTAAAAACTCCTTATTATAGGAAATCTTCGATGTAAAGTCTGGATCATCCAAATCCGGATAATATAATTCAAATCCCCGCGATTTTGGCGAAGACTTTGTGGAAGATCTGGCGGATACAAGGGAAGAACTAGAAGACTTTGATGACGAAATCTTCTTTGGTGGTCGTGGTACATGTGGTATCACGGGGACAGGAACGGGAGGTATTTTCTTTGCGGGTCTTCCTTTCTTACCATTATTTTCGCATTTCCCGGTGATTTTACTTCGCACAGATCCTTCCTTACATTTTAAAACACATCTTCCAGTAATTGGATTTCTCTCTTTATTATCAGGACAGGAACTTTTTTTTATCATTCACTTTCTATTTAGATTAAAGAAGATTTATAATAGCAAGGAGTCCGTAATTATAGTATGCGCCTTCTTGAAAATCTCAATCCTCTCTATGTTATGATATTTAATATGCGATAATACCTCGGTATATGTAAGCCATTTTATGTCTCGTACTTCCCTAACTTGCTCAAGACAATTATTATCTAAGAATATTTTGGATTTTTCTTTTACGATCTTCGCAATATAATAAACGTGTTTATAGAGAATGTTGTTCGTGCCAAAGAATATTTCTTGAAACGGATTAATTTCCTTCGCAATTTGAATGTCGTCCTTATATAGTTGAGTTTCTTCACAGAACTCCCGAATAGCACAATCAATATCATTCTCGCGAACCTTCTTTCGTCCCTTAGGGAATCCCCACTCCTGCTCTAAGTAGTTGCACTTCACCTTACTTGATTTAATTACATTCACAAAACACATGTTATTAATTACATAATCAAACTTCGTTTTTGACTCAATGTATTCCTTTGTATGCTTAAAGATGTTTTGCGACGACTGGCACCAAGTATAATTCCATATCGTGTCAAATGTGTTTTCCAATAACATCTCCTTCTCATTCTCCGTCATATAATCTACAAGTTGCTTAATGTAATTAATATCGGTTTGATTATATTTTCCGCGAACAAATTCCATAAATGCCAAACTGTCTTTTCGCTGTATCATAACATACCGTATTTCACCATTTTCTACCTTGTAGCAGATAATGCCAAAACTCATAATAGGATGCAAGCAATCCTTGTATAAATGACCGTTGATACCGCAATTACGGCATATTTGAGGTCTAAAATATCCACCGCGTTGTTTTGCGTCGTCTTCTTTATTTTTCATAACAACATTATAATATAGTATTGAATGATTTCTTAAATATGTTTGTAAAAATTGATGTATAATATAGAGATAATAAGGATAGACACAATATGAAGTTCCCCAGTTTGCTTCATCTGGAATCCACATATCAAAAACACAACAAAATCACGCGAAATCGGAAAAAGGTTAATATTGCTGATTTTCTGTATGAATGGAAATCAGAGGATGATCCAGATGATTACTTTGAAACGCGCGAGAGTAGAGGATATTATACGTTGAATTACCAGGTAATCTCACATTTGCTAAGTAATCACCATGTATTATTTAATAGTTCTTATAAACGCAATGAATTCGCCAAATACACAAAGAATCAAATATTCCCCGAAGAAACACTTGAATATATGAGGATACATAAAATCAATGTAAATGATTTCCTCTTCCGACAACTTCAAAATATGAAACTACTATGCGATTCCTTGATAAATAAACTTTCACTATGTAAAGATGTATTACCACACTCTTCACGGCAACTCGTATTATATCGCGGGTTTAATTATAACCGGTATAAATCGCTCCTTGAAAGAGAAACGTTGGCGATCGGCGCTATGATCACTACGGAAACATTCTTATCTACATCATTACAAGAACTAACCGCGATGAACTATATATATAGTAATCCACAAAAACCCGAGCATAACATTATGTGGAAAATCATTGTAGACGCTGATGTATATGACATGTTCAATTATGCGTTTCTTTCCGGATCATTCCATAGTTGCGACGACAACATCCACGCGCTTTACGCGAACGACAATATAGGCTGCGAGTTCTTGTTAAATATAGGCGCGCGTTTACAGTGTATCGCGATAGATGTGATTACCGATTTTGACGGGATGATTATAAAGGGTGAATATAAGAGGGATTATATTATATCAAAAAAAATATATACGCAATATACGTTCCGTTTTGTCGGATGGGACTGGAATTATATACGGAATATTACTGCGAATTGGACTAGATATATGAGGTTCCTAAAATCTAAACGGAACTGAACATTTCCTCTACGGCATACGGTTCAACGTTATCATTCATACGCGGGTCGCTGTGAAGATTTGCGCGTTGTCGCACAGGTTCCTTCACCGTATTAAAACCCGCATCTAGTGGAGACAAGTTGTCAGACGAATCAAACCCGGTATAGTCCCCTGTTTGTTGTCTGAGGGGGCTATTATTTAAATGCTGGGATTGCTGAGGCATCATAGATTGTTGCGAAGGAGATACAGGGGGGTTATATTGTTGTGCTAACGTCGGTTGCTGTGCATGATGTTGCGCGAGATCTTGGGGCATAGAGGGTGCGGTAGGAGGAGCGGGGCGTTGAGGGGGTCTAGGGTTATTATCATAGAGCGGGTTTCCGGCATCTTCCTCATAAGTCTTCATTATATTTTTTGCGTAATTATTGGCATTCGTATTATCGGACGTAGTATCTACTTTGTTATTCGCGATGTCTTCGCTGATTCGTTCATTCGCCATATCATAGGTAGTCATAGAGATAAACAGAGATATAATGATCATTATACAATAGAATATAATCATCACCGCTAATACCCATGCTAGGAGCCAGCACCACCAGCGCGTATTGTAGTTTCCGCCTGTCACGATACAGGTTAGTTCAAATAGGGACATTAATATTGACGGAACCGTGATTATTAATATAAAGATTACGAATACGATTCGCTGTTCAATGGCGATTTTGCTACTGGTGAATAGGATCGCTAGACATATGATTAAAATCGTTATAAAAAGAGCGATTCCCGCATACTTTGATTGCTCTGACCCTAAAAATACATCACTTAAATTCGTAGTAGCCATTTTATATATATATTCTAATATGATAGAAAGAAAAATAAAAAATGATATTCGCTATTATATAAATACATATTCGCAATAATAATATAAACAATGGGCATTCCTTATTATTTTTATTCCTTGACACAAAAATACAATACGATACTTTCGAACACTACACCAGTTGGATTGGATATGTATTGTATTGACTTTAATGGCATTATACACAATGTAGCACAAGATATTATTCGAAAGCATAAAGGCTCTGACTCGAACAAAGATCTTATAGAAAGCGAGATTATAGCGGGTGTATGGGAGCGAATTCAATATTACGTTGAAAACTATAATGCGGGCAAATATTTAATTTGCGCGGACGGTGTCGCACCTCTTGCGAAGATGTTTCAGCAGAGGAAGCGACGCTATTTAAACATTCATAAGAATACACTGGATAATCTAGCGATAACGTGGGATACAAACGCAATTACGCCAGGTACACTATTTATGGACAAGTTGAACGATGCGTTAAACGGATATATTAACAAACATAATACGAATGACAAAAAGATTATTTACAGCGGTAGCGATGAATGCGGCGAAGGGGAACACAAGATATTTCACCGGTTGAAAGATACACCGGCAAGCGACAAAATAATTATTCACGGGTTAGACGCTGATTTAATTATATTATCGCTAATGTCACACAAAGAAAATATATATTTGATGCGCGAGATGAAAGATCCACATACGAACAGTACTGTATTTAATTATTTAAATATTAAAGAACTACGTAAAGCGATTTTATGTGAATTGAAGATGTCTTGGAATATTGTCGCGGTAGACGCGACCGACTGCGACTTAATAGAAACCTATTGTACAGCATGTTCTATACTTGGAAACGACTTTATACCGCATCTATTAACAATTGAATTGAAAAATAATGGCATAGATACGCTACTATCCGCCGCGAAACGAGCAATACAAACCAACGGACTATTAGTCTATAACGGAGCGATCAATCACAATTGCCTCATTGATATCTTCAAAGAATTAGCAAATACCGAAGACGAAGATATACATCGTATTTGTGAAAAGTATATAAAGAAAAAGGCACCTTATGCACCTGGTGGTACACCTGTCCCGAGCGATTACTATGGGTTAAAAAACAAGGATCCACTAATCTACACGATCTATAACAGCCCTAATAAATGGCGACAAGAATATTATCGCCTTATATTTGATAATAATATATCCATTGATTCGACGGTGATGTATAACGCGTGTAATAATTACATCAAAGGTATCTACTGGATTTATTCATATTACAAAGGGTATGAGATAGATTGCGAATGGTATTACCCTTATAATTACCCGCCTACAATCAAGGATATCCTCAATCATACGATCGCTAACGAAGAGCCCGTATTAAATTGCGAGAATACGTTTGTAGCACCCTACGTCCAACTATTAATCGTATTGCCAAAGTATAGCGTTAATCTACTTGCTAAAAAACATCAGCGGTATATGAGTGATATATACAGCGGGTTATTCCATATGTATCCTGTAAAATACGAGATTCAAACATTTCTCAAAACGCAACTATGGGAATGCACACCAATTCTTCCACTAATTAATTTAAATTATATAAAAAAGGTTTTGGAAATAAAAAATAGTTAGATAGATATGTTAGATATTCTTCCTTCACTTACAGGGTTACACAGGGTGTATCGTCGGTGTTTTTGAGTTCCACCATACAGTATCATAGTGTTTGCTGCTAATGTATTCAATAATTTCTTTTTCCTTTTTAGGATTAACGAGCATATTCAGCCAATAAGAGTTGTATTTGAAGATTGTTGCTATCTCAACGCGATTGTATTTTATTGATACATATTCGTCGTCTTCGTCGCAAATTTCCCTGTCTTCATCAGAAATGTTATTCATATCAATTCCAAGTCTTGTAACCACTGAGACGGCTTTTGTGAGTTCATTATAATATTTTTCAGTATTTAATATCTGCTCTATAATCATCCTTTCTTTTACACCTTCAATTATATATTGATTCTCTTTCAATACGTTTGCGATGATTTTCATAACCCTTGCTTTATGTGTGCGTTTGATGTTCAGATCTGTATCACCATCCAATTCTTCTGCCAAACGATTATAAAGTTCCTTCTTTGCTTTTTTTGTTGATATTATTTTGATTTGTCTACAAAATCTTTCTATTTTCACTTTATCAAAACTCATCTTGATATTCTTATTGTGTTTCGCATTCTTACAAACGCAAAGCATCATCTTTGCCTTTTCAATATCAACAGATGTAAATGCTTCGTCGTTTGTGAAAATAACCTCACTGAGAAGAGCATTATTCAGTGTGTTTGGTGCGCTTGCCATCGTTTGTGTTCGTTTGCGTTCGTTTGTGTTCGTTTGCGTTCGTTTGCGTTCGTTTGCGTTCGTTTGACTTTGAAATTTAATTTTTAAAGTTTCAGATCAATTTTTATATAATATAAAAAATAATAGAGCAAATGTATATAAACACATATGATATACTTACCATCTACATAACCGATTATTCTATAATATGAACGATATCTCCGTTTTCAAGTTTACACCCTTGAAGATTTAAAATGAGACAAAACTTTATAAAAATATAAAATTTTATTTCATATACTTCAAGGTTCGCTTATTTCAAAGCGTGTAAATTTTGGTTATGGTACATCGTGTAATGTACCTGATTTTTTGCTTCTACTTAAATACATAGGTCTTTCTATATTATTTATATGAT